TCGATTGAAGACACTTTCAAAATCGTCTAAAAGGTTTCCATCTACGTCGCGTGCTTCATAGTCAGCATTATAATCCTTGTAGACATTACCAAAGGCATCTACATGAGTCCTAGACTCTGGTTGTGGAGAATCTAATGTATTGGAGGAATCGCGTCTCTGATACTCAGCACGAGGTAGAGCATTGCCATCTTTATCGTGGCGTTGATACTCCTTAAGTGCTACTGGATTACCATCCTTATCATGCCTTACATAAGAAGCAATAGCAGTTACTGGATTACCATCTTTATCATGTCTTTGGTAAGGCATTATTCATCCTATTTTTCATCAATGTTATTTATCTGGTTCTGTTGTTTAAGCAATTTCTGTAGATCTGCAGTGCTACCAACAAACAGAGCATTGTTTACTGTAGATGGACCTTTAGACTTAGGTTCTTCAATATCCGCAAGTTTTTTCTGCAAGTCCATGAGTTTGTCAGTGACATCACCAACATGCTTGATCAATTGACCAGCAACTTCATATGCACGAGGTTGCTCAGACTCATGGGCAAGTTCCAGGATGCCATCGATTGCCTCTTGCCCCTTCATTACCAAATTATGCAGTTGAGCACGAGAGACTTCATAATCTTTCTTGATCTGCTCTCTTGTTGCAGATCTATCACTCTCTTCAACTTTTTTTACTTCAGATGTTACTTTGGGTACAATCTCAGACTCTACCTCAAAAACTTCATCTAGACCATCAAAGTTTTTCATACTACGGATTCTTAGGATCCAGTCCTAGACTAATTAAATAATCAGTCCACCACTGTGGATTTCTATTTATACGCCAATCAGGAACCTCTAAATTCCTTTCGGAATACCACTCAAGCAAAGCATCATCGATAGTCTGTGCGATCTCCATATTCCTCTTCCTCTGCATCAACATCCTCATACGGGTTTGCCACAAAGGGTCCTCGTTTTCGTAGAGGTTCTTGTCTAACATAATCCGTCTCAGCATTAACAGCTTCTATCCAAACGGCAAGTTTCATGATGATGAAGATGATAATCAGAGGTGTGAAACAACCGATCAATATGACACCAGTCATTTATGTCTCCTAGTGCTCCAATATATTTATTGATCGGAGAAGATGGAAAGTAAAAACAAAAATACTCCGAAACTACACATGAAAATAAGAATGCCTAGTTGAACTTCCATGTTTTCCAGGGGTCTGAGTTGTGAACACATGATTGAGGGTGTGCCCATTTCTTCTCATCAGTCATAGCCAGTTGATGTCTCAATCTTCTGATCTCTTCTTTCAACCAACGATTTTCATTTTCTAGTTCCGTGATTCGATCCATAAATCTCTAAAGTATCTATCTACTTCATTCAATCCTTCTAGTGGAGCAGGCATTGTTTGTTCTGCCCATACAGCACAGAAGTCAATCATTTCAGGTGTAACCTTATCAACACCATACATCCTAGAGAATGATGATGCTGCGAAATGAAACCTCTGTCTAGTGTGCGGTGCCATTTCCCTTATAGTGTTCGGATTCATAGTAGTGTCCCTTCTTAGAACCGAAATAGATTGTAGTAATTACAAAGGGTATTGCCACTATAATGAGTGCTTTTCCTAACAAGTGTTCCATAAATTAAATATCTACATCTGCTCCTGTATCAGGATCATACTTCTTCATATCTGTAAATTCACTAAAGATTTCACCGAATCCAAAGTCATCATCAGACTCAACTAACAAGTGATCTGCAGAATCAATCTTCAGAACATTTGCTGAACCCAAGTGTGAGGTTGGGGTAGTGCCATTGTATCCACGAGTGACAGTCAATGCATTTCCAGACTTCTTAATCACACGCATGACTTCATTACCAACCTGAATGTCATCTTTAACTGCAATGCTGGTCGCATCGGCAACTGCAATGATGCCATCATTATCATCGATAGAAGAACTGAGAGTTGTAATTACTGTACCATCTCTATCAACCAAAGATTCTGGTGTGACCTGATAACGAACCTTTCTAGGTGCATTGACAGTATCCACCTTGTCATACATATCTGTGATAACAGATGTGATAAGTTTGGTGCCTGCACCTGTGGACTGAACAGGACCGAATAGATAAGTCTTAGCAGTGAAACTTAGAGTGTAGATGATTGCTCTTCTAGACTCATAGTTTCCCTCATAGTCATCAGAATATGAGATTGAGTTTAGAATTACAGGAACATCTCTTTTCTCACCAATGGCAGAAACTAGATTGATTGTGATATTGAACTGTGGTTGGAAGTATGGTAAAATCTGTTCAATAATCTGTAGACCATCATCTTGATTCTTAGTGATGATTGCTAATTCAAACCCGACATTATATGGTACGGGCATGAAAACTTTTTGAACTGACCCACGAGTAGATCCAGCAACACGAATTGCTTGGGTGGGTGCTACCTTTCTTGAGTTATCATATGTAATGCCATTGATCTCAAATGACATACGGGGAAGGGTGATCTGTGTTGAATCCTTTTCCTCAAGATCTCCTACTTGCTCTAGACGCGCCAGGAACTTTTGTTGGGGACCATATGCCAAAGGCACCTTCATAACTTCCGTTCTACCACCAGAGGTGCGACGGATCTCGATGTTGTTGAACAAAGTTCCGAATCCAACAACAGTCTTTCTTAAAATTTCGTGGTATGAATATGTGCCTAGCATTACAGACTACTTCCTTGGTTTCCAATTTCACCGAATGGGTTTCCTTCAGTGAAGTCTAGGAACCCATCAGCAGTTGTTTCAATATATTTATTCTGATCGTACTCACTGTTAGTATTATCGATTGTAGAGTATGTTTCTACAGCCCACTGAGCATTAGAAGTACCACCATCAAGTGTGCCAGTTAGATCACCATTACGATTGATGATAGTAAGTTTTCTATTTGCACTATCCCATGCCTTAACTTCACCAGTTTTTTCATCTGCACTTCTACTGTATGTTACAGTGGGTGCAGTCACATATCCAGAACCAGGATTTGTAATAGTTACTCCAGTAACAATACCACTGCCACTGACAGTTGCAGTTCCTGTTGCTGTAGTACCAGATGCAGGTGCAGAGAATGTTACTGTAGGTGGAGAAGAGTATCCTTGACCACCGTCTGTAATAATTACTGAAGCAACCTGACCATTTGCAATAGTTGCTCCTCCTGTTGGATAATATAGACGAGTAAACACAGATTCACCAACAGAGAAATCCCCAGAACCACCTGCTTGAAGGGTAAGAGCAATACTGTTCGCAAAGGTTGTTTCGATAGCATCAATGGTCGTATCACCCGTTTCAAAGTTCTCATCAGAGTATTCAAATAGTTCGCAACGGAGTTCCCAGACATATAGATTATTCAGTTGATAAAATGGTGTTTCATGCTCAACATACTTGATCTCAAAAATCTTTTTTGCTAGAGGGAAGTAGATCAGATCTCCTTCATTGGGACGACCTTCTACAACCAGAGTAGCATTATCATCTACTGCTTGAGTAAATCTTCTACGAGAGATGATGAATGTTGCCTGATCTGAAATTCTGACACCAAACTTGGAAAAGAGATCCCCATCCCCAGTAAAACCATCAACGTTAGCAACATAAGCTTCGATTTCATGAGCACTGTCAAATGTAGACATCGTATCTTCTTTGAACAGATCGTCAGTATTAACCAAAGTTCTTGGCATGTACTTAACATCCTTGCCAAAAATTTTGATCTGTTCGTCTACAAGATCTTGAATTAGACCCTGCTCTGCTGCTGTTCCTTGTGTGAAGTAACTGTTAGTTGCCATATCATCCCACTGCGTCTAGAGGTGGCATTTCGTAGGTGTCACGCAGTTGTTCTTCTAGTCTCTCTAGTTCAGTAACTGCATCTGTATAAATCTTTTCACCATTCAGGGTCACACCACCAGGAAGTTGAACCCCATTGAACTTAGTTAGGTTCTGACCCCAATACTTTTTAATTAGTGCGGTTGCATAATCCTTGATCCACATGTCATTGTAGATTCTTGTGTGCTCAGTTGGATCTAGATATCTGTAGCACTCAATAATCATCCACTCATTTTCAATAACATCTTCAGTTGCACTCAGATCAACATAAAGACGATTTGAATAGTGTGCAAATCTGGTTGGTTTGAAATGCTCTAATAGAAAGTCAATGTTTGCTAGATGCTGCTGAATGATAAAGTAGTGATAGAACTGTGTGGAAGTGAAATCGTACAGGTCATTCAAACGAATCTGATATCTAATATCGAAAATATTACCAGTTCCTTTGTCAGTGGTTGACCAAACTTGTGACACAGATACCACATCATCAGGAACAACCAGGAAGTTCTTCTGATATGTCCAGTCTGTAGTATCACTTCCTTTAGTTGCAGTCTCTGTAGTTTCGTCTGCCTTAAATCTAGTCACATCAGCAGCAGTCCACTGATGCTTCATGTACATCTTCTCGATGCCATCATAATTGAAGGTTCTGAACTTCTCTAATGTATAATCAATAGCGTCATCAATCTGCGTGGAATCAACGTTGATTTCCAATACAGGAGAACCTAATCTCCTCTTACAATAATCGATTAGTGTAGCTTTTGAATTAGGTTGTGCCATTGGTTATCAGAGAGCAGCGATACGGGACTGGAAATCAGCAAAATCAGTTGACGCAGCAACTTCTGCTTTCAAAGTTGCAAGTGTGATTGTTTCTGCTTGCAAGGCAGTGTCTGCCAGAGCACCTTGTGCAGCAGTTGCATATGCAGTGCTGTCTGTAGTAGCAGCAGTACCCAAACCAAGAGTAATGCGAGCAGTTCCAGCATCAGCATCATCAATCAGAGATGCGCCGAATGTGCTGATTGTGGGAGTGCCACTCAAATCACTATAAGCACCAGAGGTAGCAACAGCAGCAAGTGATGCGGAGTTTGCCTTAGCAGCAAGATCTGTTGTCAGGTTGGTAACTGCAGATTGTCCAATTTGAATATTGACATTCTGAGCACCAGTAACACGACCCTTGACATCAACAGTGACCTGTGAAACGGCACTAGCACTACCATAGGTTCCTGCAGCAACACCAGTGGTCAGAAGTCTTGCATCAGGAACTGTACCTGCATTCAGATTCCCAGCATTTGTATAGTAGGAACCTTCTTGCCCATCCAGTTGATCTGCGTTCAGGTTGCTGACCAGAGTTGTAGAAGCAACCGTCAGAGGTGCAGTTCCAGTGGAAACAGTTGATGTATATTTTTCAGCAGTAACACCGTTGGTAACATTCAGTGTCGTACCAACAGTAGCAGTTGTTCCACACTCAATAGAACCTGTGAATGTACCAGTGTTTGCAGTAGTAACACCAAATGTGACGTTACCGTATGCAGTCAGAGTTGCTTGACTTCCGAGTGTACCGATGTTGACAGATCTAGCAACACCAGGATTGACAGTCAGAACATTACCGACTGCGGTCACATCCAGGAAGTCTGCAGTACCATTAGTCACCAAGTTATTGGTGATTGATAGGTCATCATTGACTGTTACTGTTGAGTTGACAGTGCTACCCAAATTGATAGAAGAAGCACCACCACCAATGTTCACCGTGGTTGCATTGCTGTTGACAATATTGAATGCACCAGTTGTGGTGGTTGTAATGTCAGCACCATTAACTGCAATGTCACCAGATGTAGTGATGTTTCCAGTAACAGACATGCTGCTGCTAAGTGTAGTAGCACCATTAACGTTCAATGAACCCTGAGTAATGATGTTACCACTTGCTGCGTTGACGGTCATTGCTGTACCACCAACGGAGAAGTTACCACCAGAAGAAACAGCACCAGAGAACGTACCAGTAACAGCAGACAGACCCGTCAGGGTAATCGTACCGTTAACGTTCAGGGTTCCACCAATAACAGTGTTACCAGTTGTTCCTGCAACAGTGAAGTTACCACCACCGAAGTTAACATCACCAGTTGCAGTGATGTCAGTGATATTTGTAAGTTGCTTGGTGGGACTTAGGATAACTGAAGTACCATGCTTCAAAGACTTGGAAATATCAATGTCAATGTGTTCTGATGAAGTCCAAGAATCTGTAGAGTTGACCCAGTTGAAGGTCTTGTCAGTCGATCCCTTCAATGTCAAACCACCACCATCAGCTGATGCATCAGTCGGTGATGCTGTAGCACCCAGTTCGATGTTTTTGTCATCCACACTGACTGTAGTGCTGTTAACCGTAGTTGTGGTTCCATTTACAGTCAGATTACCAGCAATGACTGCATTACCACCAACTGTCAGGTTAGATGAACCACCAACCAGAGATAGTGTATTATTGATTGTTGTTGCACCATCGACCTCTAGAGTTCCAGTGATATCAGTATTATTGCTGACGTTCAGTGTGCCCAGAATAGATGTAGCACCAGTTGATGCCGCAACAGTAAATCTGTTGGAGTTAATAACTAAGTTGTTTGACAGTGATAGGGTGCTGCCCATTGTGACTGCACCATCAACATTCAGGGTTCCATCAACATGAGTGTTACCATTGTCAGTATCAACTGAGAATCTATCTGTGCTATCAGAACCGTTACGAATTCTAAACAGTTCGTTTGCCGCATCAATAAAGAGTGAATCATTGATCGTGGTTTCACCAGCAACTGTCAAGGTGCCAGCAGCAATCACATTACCTGATGCTGCAGCAACAGTAAAGTTGCCCGAACGGATATCTAGGTTGCCATAGATATCTGTATTGCCAGTGCTGTTGTCAACGTAGAATGCGTTTCTATTGTTGTTGTCATCGTAGACATAGAAGTCATCACCAACCCAGAACTTTCTTCTGATGATACCACCACCATCAACTTGGAATGCGACATTATTGTCAGCAAGAGAATCTGCTTGAGCATTATTGGTAATATCAATACGTGCATTGTATGTGGTAGTACCGTTGATGACCTGATCACCAGTGATGTTTAGGTCACCGTAAACATAAAGATCATTTTGAACTGCCAGGTTTTCATCGATTGCAACACCACCAGAGATTCTGACAGAACCATTAGCAGAATATGTGTTACCTAGAGACTGCCCATCAGTGCTTGTGAATCTGACCTGACCAGGGACTGTCAGAGTGTCAGTGTTAGAGTTACCAATTGTTGTAGATGAACCGTTCAAGTTTGCATTGCCTTGAATCAGTAGAGCAGCATTACCAGTCAGGTCACCAGTCAGAGTTGTATTTCCTGTAACTGCCAGTGTACCTGCGATTGCAGTATCACCAGAGACTGATGCAACAGTAAACTTATTAGTGTTGACGACAAAATTATTGCTAACACTCAGAGTGTTGGTAATTGTCGTAGCACCATTTACATCGAGAGTGCCTTGAATATCTGTGTTTCCAGATGAACCGATAACACTAAACTTATTATTATTAGCACCATCCTTGATGAGGAAGGAATGAGTACCACCGTTGTTTACCAGAATGACATCTGAATAGAATGATGTATCTGAGAAGATGGAGTTGCTGCCAGTTCCAGGTGCTGACTGTTGGAAGATATTTCCTTCAACATCGATGTAACCTTGAATGCTTGTATTGCCGTTATCAGTATCAATAGTAAACTTGTCTACACCAGAACCATTCTGGATTTTGAAGAATTTGTTGGCAATGTTGACAGTTACATCATCAGTAAAGGTGCTTGCACCGTTGACATTGAGAGTACCTTCAATGACTGTGTTGCCATTGTCTGTATCAACAGTGAATACATTAGAACCACCACCAGTCTGAACTTGGAATGCCTCGTTAAATCCTCTGACATTCAGGGTGTCAAACACATCAACTTGACCACCAAAGTATCCAGTGCCAGTGACATTGAGATTCTGACCAATGTAGATATCTTCAGAAACACCAACACCACCAGTAACGACTAATGTACCAGTGGTGGAAGATGAAGAGGGGGTGTTAGTTGTTAGTGATAGTGCACCTGCTTTGATGTATGCATCTGTACCACTAAAAACTTCTGAAGCATTACTTGCATTGTATAGGAAGGAATATCCACCAGTACCACCGTCAAGACGAGTTACATTTTCATCCCATCCAAAGAAACCTAGACGTGCTTGGGTATCATAATATCTAAACTCAATACCACGATCTTTGCTATCATCTGCCACGGGTGCAGTATCACCACCCAGAGTGAAGATGGGATCGTCGATAGTGACAACAGTTGAATTTACTGTAGTTGTAACACCATCAACTGTAAGGTTACCCCAGATACGAACTGTACCAGTGTTATCACCACTGTCACCAGGATCTAGGTTTAGAGTTGGACTTAGAGTTGCCAGGTAGTTATCATATGCTCTAAAATCTTCAATGAGGATTTTACCATCCGTTGTACCACCAGCAGATCCAGCTGCCTGCACAGTCAAACTAATTCCATTTGATGCTTCAGCAGCAATCCATGCGTCACCAGCACCACCATTAAATGAATTAAGTTGTAGAACTTCAAAATTTGCTGTAGTTGTATTGACCCTACAGTCAACGAACCATTATTTCTCTGGATTAGTTGACCACCACCAGCAGCATCGAGATATATGTCACCACTATTATCTGTGTTTACATTGATGTCTATGCCACCAGAACCAGAATTAAATGCATTAGATGCTGCAAATAGAGGATTGCCTGAAGTGTCATTGACTTTCAGGTAGTTTAGATAGTTGAAACCTCTATAACCAGTGGTTGCAGTTTGCTCAGCATCCAGTTCAAAAGTTTCAACGGTATTGCCATCAGCAAAACCAATTATGGGGTTCTGTAGTTGAGTGTTATCGATTGCTTTAGAAGCAATCGTAACATGACCAGTGGAGTCAACATCAAAGTCTTCCTGATCGAACGATGCAAGACCCTTGACGGGGGTTTCGGCAACTCCTAGGTCCCACCATCCCCCTGTCTTAGTTCCGTCCGTGTGAGAGGGTGCACCCTGCCCTGCAGAGACTCCACCATAACCTGCTTCATATAGACGACCACCTGCAGTGATCTTTGCATATCTTAGATATGTGGCAGCATTATCATATGCTGCTGCTTTAGTTCCCTCGTATGCAGTAACGATGGGGAACTCTGTAATTTCTGTAATACGACCCCAGACATCGACGGTCATTCTTAGACCAGTGTCGGTTGTGGTGTTAGACTCCTGATCAGGAGCATTAAAAATCTTAGACTGCTGAGTGTTACCAGCATCAAAATATAGAGATGAAGCACCACTGTAGGGAGCAGAAACACCAGTGGGAATCAGATCGAAGATTGTGTTACCCGTAATACCAGTTGAGTCACCAATTTGCTGAATCCTACCAGCAGTACCGACAATTTCACGAACAACAGAACCTCCCGTAGTGTTATTCGTTTTGACGACATAACCGTTTAGACTTTGTGCATGAAGTCCAGACAATGCAGTCAGGAAGTTGTTCTCCAACTGACCGTCTGTAATATTATATCCACCTAGTGTGGTGGGGTTTTGTCCAGCAGTAACAAGACCTCTTTCGTTGACTGTGAGTTTGGTGTATGTACCAGAAGACAAATTTGCCTGCGTGGATAGAGTCGTCACGATGGTCATGTTCTGTGAACCATCAAACGAGTTAGCACCGTTAACGTCACCTGTCAACGAAACCTGTCTTGCGTTTGCTAACTGAGATGCGGTACTTGAGTTACCGACTAGTGCCGCAGTAATTGCGTTTGCAGAAAAGTTACCACTCTGGTCTCGTTTAACGAGAGTGTTTGGAATGTTCGATGACTGATCGTCAGGGCGTTCATATGCTAGACTGTTCCAGGGTGTAGAACCGTCTCCGATCTTGATCCTATTCTGGTCAAGGTCAATACCGACTTCACCTTGTGCCAGAATAGGATTAGCATTAGTCCATTCAGAGGTATTACCTCTTCGTAGTTGAATTCTATTAGCCATCGATTTTTATTTTTATTCGGGGGTTTCTTCCGAAGTTTCCTCTTGGGTCCCTTGGGATTCGATATACTCAAGTGCTTCAATAGCACCCTGCAGTTTCAAACCAACCACTTCGTTTTCACGAATTTTTTGTGTTAGTTTTGCGTTTTCTTCAGTCAGTGCTTGTAGTCTCTCACGAAATGTTGAGATCATTTCTTCATTTGTTTGTACCATTTTTAGCAATCTCCTGTAGCAATAATTTAATGTCGTTCAAATCACCTTTCAACGAGTTGACATCATCTTCTAGTGATTTCATCCTATCGTCCTTACCCTGGTTAATCTGTTTAGATTTGAGGTAGTTCTTATAGGCTTGTTCGTCAGTATTTATGATGCCATTGGACCTACTATCACGGTAAAGTCCAACATTGTCCTTTACCTTTAACTTTCGTGGGTTTTCTGGAAATTGATAATCACTCATTATGTAACTGCGATAACTCTTAGATCTGTGATAAGGGGAACTTTTGCCTGGTTGGGAGTAACCATAACAATCTTGATTGCATACTGTAGGAAGTTGAGATCATCAACATTGTATTCAAATTCCTTGAAGTCTTTGTCGATAACGTTTCCTTCAAGGATAGTGGGTACAGAGTTCCCAGGATCAACATCAGGAACACCAGTTCCATTGAAGTGAACCCAACCAAACAGATTAGGATCAGCACCAGGGGGAACTGCTTTATATAGAACTCTGAAATCAGTGCCAATCTGTCTCTGACCCGACAGAAGAACTTTCAAACCATTAGCAGGTTGTGCCAATGTTTGTAGTTTTGAGATCCAAACAGCATCATTTAGATCAATATCAGTTGAAGTCTCTTGACTATCAGCAATTGATGTATTTGAAATTCTATTTGTTGACGTAATAACACTACATCTTTGGGTATCAATTACAGGAGAGATGTTCTCGTTTTGTGTAGTCAGAGTCAGTTCCATTTTCAGTGACTTAGCACCAGAGATCTTGGCATCCTCATTCACCTTGGACATAATCATGTAAGGTTTATCTAGATAGTTGTTCTCATTGATGAGAATTTCTCTATATGAACCGTCAGCAATGAATGAAGGTTGGTCTGAAATTGTAGATGATATAGATGTAGATGTAACACCCGACAAACGAGGAGTCAGAGTGGTGTCTTTAAAGACAATATTATGAATTGTGGGCATGATCAACTCATATTGAATATTCTGAGTTGC